ACTGTCGAATCCACTAGGTCATCATGGCTCATAAAGGGAAATCCAGCAATCTCTTCAACTACTTCTTCTGCCCAGCGAGTTTCGGGCACCCATACTATACCTGATGCTACAATATCAGCTACTGAGTTTAAACGCGCTAGTTTATCACCAGATCCTCTATGGGGGGTATATTCCTGCACTGGTAGCCCCATACGGCGCATCTCCTGATAGATCGCCACACCAGAGCTTTTCTTCTCCACGATGAACGCATCGGGTTCCCAGTCAGCATACTCTTCCAACGCCAGCTCTTTTAACTCGGGGAACTCCAACCGCTTCTTAATACTGTTCAACAGGATGATGTTGTACGCTTCTACCTCTTCATTAAAGAAGACACCCCACGTCGTCAGGGCTGTAAAGTCAGCACGGTTGTGCTTCTCTGCAGCAGAGTCTAACGACATAATAATATACTCACACTTGGGCGGGTCTTCCTTCGTCCAGATACTCCACCACTCACGCTTAACGATGGCAGCTTCTTCCGCCGTAGGTTCCTGCTGATACTGGGCGTTCCACTGAAAGACCGGCATAGAAGCCTTAGTCCGTAGCAGTGCTTCTAAATCAAAGAACTCAGGCCACAGTGGTTTCTGTACAGGTTTACCTGTTTTTTTATCAGTTAATTCTAGTATAGCTGGGAACTCAATTACTTCAAAAGAGTCAGCACGTTCGTTGTTCCCCATATCCCGTACAACACGGCCTGTCAGATCATCCATGTGCCAACGAGTCTGAATAATCGCTACCCGCCCTCCGGGCATAAGACGCGTACGTGCCCCAAACGTGTACCACTCATAGGCTTTCTCAAACACAGAGAAGTTACCGTTAATAACGTCCTGCTCAGAATGTGGATCATCCACCAAAAGCAGGTCAGCACCACGTCCAGCAAGGGCTGAACCCACCCCACAAGCGTAGTATTCGCCCCCTACACTGGTGTTCCACCGACCTGCAGACTTGGAATCAGAGGCCAAGCTAACCGTAGGAAACACGGATGTATAGGCATCAGTATTGATTAAATTACGTACTTTACGCCCAAAATCCACAGCCAAATCAGTAGTATGAGACACCATCATGACCTTTTTATTAGGGTTTCTGCCCAAATACCACGCTGGGTAAAAGATAGATACTAACTGGGACTTACCATGACGCGGGGGTATGTTTACGCATACCCGATCTTTATCTCCACCCTCAATTGCCATGAGCATGTCGGCCAATATACGGTGATGTTTACCCACAATAAACTCAGGCATCATCGCCTTGCAAAATTCTATCAAATCGTCGTAGGCAAGCTTATTTTTCCTACGTGTTGCTAGCTCATCTACTAGCTTATCGATTTCTAGAACTTCATCGGGACTATAACTATCCAGATTGTCCAACATTACTTGGACTTCGTCCTCAGTAAAGTCAAGCGCAACGTCATTCATCGTCGTATTCGACCTTAAGGGCTTCTTCAGGCTGACTTAAGCCTAACTCCACGTCCACATCGATGATATCCCCATCAATAATAACTGCTTCTGCTATGTCTGAAGGAGGGTTTACTAACTTTTCTAACTTCTGGCGTAGTTTTGCGCGTAGATCGTCCGTAGACTGATGTGTTATCGTGACTTCTGACTTCTCTGAAAACAATCCTACATCAGAAATCTTACCTAACAGCTCTAGGGCACGGATACGGATCTTAGCATCAGGGTTTTCTGACTCTAACAGAAGCTTATTGGTTACAAGATAACGAATCTGTGCGGAGCTTTCAGCAACTGAATGCCCAAACTCTTGCAGTATACTGTCAGTAAGGATCAAAGATGCAGGTGTTAGCTTTGCGGCCTTCTTACTAGTAACTTGTTTAGAGGTATTTTCAGGATCTTGTGCGTATTGCAGCGTCAAGCTAGCTGCTACATCCTTATCTTCTCTATTCGGTTCTATGTCTAGCCCGTGTTCGGATAAGAGTATCGCAGTGGCGCAAGCAGCCGCAGCCCGTTCCCTCAGATCGATGTAAGGAATGTTGGGAGGCAACGGAACGCCAATCTCAGGATCAAGCATTACTGTCATATATGTACGCAGGTTGTTAGCCGTTACCGCAAATGTACACTAAAAATAATTTTTTGCAACATTAATCCATTATACCCATTAACTTATCTAGGAACCCCGGTTCTTCCGGTAAGAACCCTAATTTCATACGTTGTTCTTCGGTCATACCTTCTAAAAGTTCTGCCTCTAGATCTCCAAACCGCTGTAAATCTCGTTTTTCCCAACTATATAAGTCGTCTGGAGATCTTTCTCCCATCTGCAACTGCCGTATAAGTTCATATATCTTGTGTTCGCCTTTGCCGGTAAACGCAAAATCAGTCTGTTTTAAGTGATCTTGTACCCTTTCAGAACGTAACCCTCTATGCCGTAACTCATGCTTTAACGTATCTTCGTATGAGTAGCCTTCCCCATCGTATTGCGTCGTTAAGTCTGCAAAAACATCATCCCCTTGGGTAGGGCCACCAAGCATAACGGCCTGAATACCACTAGATGACCTGCTAAGTGCCTCTTCATATTCCGGTAAAGACATGGCACCGTCATAATTTTGGTAGGGGGTTACGTATTCCCCTAATATCCTACGTCCATCTCCACCTATAGGTCTGGTGTAGCTTCTTATGTTTGCAGGTTGGCTGAATTGTGGGTTATCTGTTTGGTCACCGTATAGTCCAAGCGCAGTAAGCACGGCTCCCGGCCCTTGGTTCATCTTATACCCTTCGGGTAGTTTGTCATCAACCCCCATGAGGTACTCGATCTTAAGCATTTCTTCAGACGCAGCTTTTGCATCTTCGTAGGCTTCAGGGCTACTAAACCCCAACGCTTGCCACTCTGGTAATCGCTCTGTCATGACTATATACCTAACCGTCTAAAACGGTTTATACCGAAAAATAATTTTTTATGCAAGGAGGTTGGGACTCCTACCGGGGGGTGTTCCTATATAGAGGGGGTGGGGTGTTAGGATTTCAAAAAAATGCTGAGTATTCGTGGAAACTAGTAATATATAAGCATGTGGGACTCCTGACGGCCTGAAGGGGGCATAGGGGGCGGGTGGGTCATGGGCGTTTGCCATTGGGCCAATGTGCCCTGCTAACTGTTGAACATGTTTCAAAGTATGAGATTATAGCTTTGCGTTCGGGGATGACCCCAACGCCTAACGGCTTTGTTAGTACAGTACTAACAAACCACAACATAACTTAGAGGATATACAAATGACAGTAAAAAACGAAAAGACATTGCTGGCCCTTATTACTAGCGCAGCGGAAGCTGACAACACCGTACGGCGCGCTAGTGACCAGTTAGTGGACGTGATCAATACCACGGCGCGACTGATTCGAAAGGATCCCGCGACCGTCAAGACGGCGAAGGAATGCGGCTTACACCCGTGCGACCTGCTGTTCTCCCCGTTCACTAATGGGAAGAGTGACGCGTTAAAACCAGAGCGTAAACCCGCCCATGCAGCGTATTACAATGCGGCGCGGCGCGCGGCCTTCGATGGCATGTCTGAGGAACGTCAAGCCCACGTCAAGCGCGGTGACGCGATGACCGCGAAGGAACGCAAAGAGGTATTTAGCAAGGCCGAGTTAAAGCAATACAATAATTGGCGCGGTCAAGCTAATAACTTCCTAGGCCGTCTAGGCAATGCGATAGCTAGACTCGACGGTGTGACCCCGATCCATAAACAGGAAGCTGAGAAGGCACGCGAGATACCGCTGAATCAGCAGCTCTGGGAATCACTTGAGAGCACGCGCACCCAGATTGCCGCGATGGCAATGATGGATTCAGACGACACTGGCATGGCATTGGCCGCGCTAATCAAGGCACTTGAAGACGCTAAAACGGCGACGAACTACGTCAAACCTGCTGAGATCAAGTAAACCACGGGGGCTTCGGCCCCCATTTTTTTGGAGTTTAAAACATGATTATTATCTACAAGCAAATGCGCTTCCCTACCTTTCAAGCTTTATATGCTTACTGCGCCACCCAATCCCACCTCTAAAAATCATCCCCGCTTCGGCGGGGTTTGATACCAGTTCCAAGTGTTAGCGTTGGATCTCATCCAGTCGCGCCACGCTTTGATACCAGTTCCTAGTGTTAGCGTTGAACCCCAACTACTTAACCTGTTTGTTAGTACGCTACTAACAAATCCCGGTAGAAGATAAGTAAGACGCACCCAACCCATCGGGACGCAACCCCACCTAATGTTCCTGTAATGTTCCTGTAATGTTCCGCAATGTTCCGTTTTTTTCGACCCTAAAACGAACATTTGATTCGTGGTGTTTCGTGGTAAGTAATGGTAACCGTAATTGTATACTTACAGTATTTCTATCATATATATATATATTTTATAATGTTCTTTTTTAGAGCAGTTTTACTTAGTTTTAAAAAGGAACACCAACTTCTTGATGTTGTTTAAAAGTTAAAACAGGGTTTTCTGTAGCCCCCGTTAAAGGGGGAGCAAAAATGCTCATTTCCCGAACATCTGAACATAGCTTTACTTTCAAGTACTTGCGAACCACCCCAAAAGTACATTACAGTACATTACAGTACATACCGAGACATACCGTCACTTACACCACCCACACATGTTTTACGTTTACTTGACATTACCTACCCTCTATGGTATACTATATGTCTGGTGGGAATTTTTTCACCTAAACCACGTTTGTTAGTACGCTACTAACAAATCAACCAAGAAGGAGGTTCCAATGCAACACGACATAAACGTCACCGCGTTACCCGAGGTATCCGCACCCTCGATCTCAAGTTGCGCAGTCTTGTTAGAACTAAGCATATCCGAGATTCGGGGCAGCAAGATCGACAAGCGTGCAACCAAAGCGGCCATGATTCAGTACAACGTGCAGAATCCCAAGGATGTACAAGTAACCAAGAATCGGTTCGCGGGTAACAAAATGCTCGAGGCGATCAACAAGATCGTACGAGTTGCCCGAACAGATCTCAAGGCCATGACTCTGGCATGGGGCAAGATGGGACACAGGATTATACCCGTCGCTGCGATCCCCCAGATAGCTGCCCATTTCTCTGAACTAGAAAACAGGTATTGGGAGTTAGTGCTAGGCCACGACGTGCGGGCATACGATGAGCAGGGTTTGGCATACACCAAGCACGAGGCAGGGTTCCTCGATTCTTACGAGTGGGGCAGGGTGCACGACGCAGCGTTCGATGGTCTCGGTATGTTGTACGACCAAGACGATTACCCATCCGTTGAGAGTATGCGTAGGAAATTCGCATGGAGCCTGTCGTTCTTGCCGGTACCTGATACGGGGCATTTTGTGTCCGAGATGATCGGGGAGGAGTTCGCCAACATTAAGAACACGTTTGAGGATTACCATACCAACGCCATCCGCAGCATGAGTAATGACCTATGGCAACGGGTGCATGATATCACCTCGACGCTCAGTACCCAGCTCGACAGCTCGGGCGGTATACACGACAGAACCCTAGGCAATCTGTTCCCACTTCTGGACATGTTGAAAGACTACAACGTGACCGGCGACGTGCACTTAGAAGCTGTGCGTCAGAAGCTAGAGGACAGGTTCCGAGGTGTGGGGCAGTTCCCACTAAACAAGGACGCACTCAAGGATGACCCGACGTTGCGTGCCGAAACCAAGCGTACGGTAGACGAGGTGTTAGCCAGCCTACCATCACTAGACCTATAAGGAGTAAGACATGAGATATACCAAAGCCGAACGAGAGGTGGTAGACCCAGAGTATGCGTTCGAGGATGCGTTACGTAATGGGATGCCGGACGACGGCAAGTATCACTATATGTACATGTACTCAAGCCCGACGATGCACTTCTTCAAGCATGTCGATACGCGTGAATACGTGCAGTACAACCGAATTTGTTAGTAGCGTACTAACAGAAAATGGCATAAGCCAAAACTAAACTAAGGAAATATACTTATGAATACAGCAATAGAAGGTGTCAGCATAGCCCAAGCCGCAGCAGCAATCGCAGCGGGTGGTAAGCACAAAGCCGTGATCGTGACCGGTGCAATGGGTGAGGGTAAGACCCAAGGTATCGCAGCGATACTTAAGAAGCAGTTCCCTAAACATGTTTTCATTCAGCTAGATACGCCGAGCCTAGACCTAGGGGACTTGATGATCCCCAAGTTCATGGACATGAACGACAAGGACTACGTACGTTTCGTGCCCAACGAGATGTTGGGGCTACATCTTGACCAGCCTGTCATCATCAACCTTGATGAGATCGGTAAGGCTAACGCGTCAATCAAGAATGCCCTACGTCCCATACTAGTGCAGCGTATGCTCAATGGTGTTGCGCTACACCCAGACAGTATTGTCTACGGTACGACTAACCTAGATGGTGAGGGACTGGGTGACATGTTGATGCCACACCAACGCAATAGTGTAGCGGTTCTAAAGTTGCGCAAGTCTACTAACCTTGAGTGGATACAGTGGGGTGCAGTCAACGACATCGACCCGTTAGTGTTGGGCTGGGTCAAGGAGGAGCCAGCGTTGTTCCAGTCATTCGAGGAGGTCAACGTGCCGAGCGACAACCCGTACATCTACCACCCGCGTGAACACAGGGAGCAGTTTGTTACTGGCAGATCCCTAGCATCAGCATCGTACTGGGTGAGTAAGCGTGACGAGCTGGACAGCGATACGCTAACAGGTCTGTTAGTTGGGACTATAGGCGCACCGGCAGCGTTCAACCTGATGACGTTCATCAAGATGGCAAGTAGTTTCCCATCGCTCGAGAGTATCAAGCAAGACCCGTTCACCGCAGTAGTACCGAGCAAGATCAATGGGCAGTGCTACGTTATGTTCCGAGCACTCGCGGCGATAGAAGCAGACTGGGTAGATGCGTGGATGGACTACTCAGCACGACTCAACCCCGAGGTACAAGCAGTGTTTGCCAGTGCGCTCATCAACCGTAGTGACAAGGACGTGCACCCCAAGCAGAAGTTGTTTACACGTAACAAGAAGTTCTCGGATTGGACTATCGACAACGTGTATATCTTCCAAGCAGACAAGCGATAAGGAGCAGAACATGTTAGCAATTAAGCAATCATTGACCGCCGAGCAGCGGTTACACCGAGCAGTTGTGCTAGTCATGCGACACCCAGACTACGTACCGATGCAAGGTATTCTCTCGATAGGTTCACGCGCTGTCGATGACAAGACGCCGACCGCATGTACTAATGGTAGAGATGAGTGGTATGGGCGTGGGTTCATCGAGGCGCATACCGATCCCGAGTTAAGGTTCACGGTGCTACACGAGAACTACCACAAAGCTCTCAAGCATCTGGCTACCTATGACAAGTTGTTCCGCATCAATGGGCAGTTGGCAAACATGTCGTGTGATTACGTCATCAATGCCAAGCTCATCCAAGAAGAACAAGAACGTGCCAAGGGCAAGGCTGACTACAAGCCGTTCGTTGTTATGCCCAGTGGTGGGTTATACGAGCCTAGGTTTCTAG